AGCTTCTTTACTGCCGCCTGGCCACCCTTTTCGCTCATGAACAGCGCCGGCTGCTCGTCGGGAGCGACATCGGCCCAATGACGCAGACGCCGATTGGCACTGGCGAACCGGGCCGCACTTGCACCGAGCTCCCAGAGCGCGCTGTAGATCCATTCACGAATTATCATTAGTCGGCCTCGATTTGCACACGAGCGACCATCATCACGTCAGTGCCTCGAGCAACGCTGCTTCGACCTCATCGCGGATCGCGGGGTCCATGTCTTCCAATGCCGAGCGCATAAACGAACGCTCCGGAAGCTCCATCCTGCGCTGGTAAGCCCGTACATTGATCGTTTTCTCGGAAATCGGACGTCCGAACGCCTCCGTGATACGACGCAGGCTCGCTTTAACATCGACCGTACCGGCGAAACCATATTCGTGAGCGGCGGCATACTTGCTGTCGCTGTACACTGTTGCCGAGATCCCCTCGCTGCCTTGATCGATTTGCAGATCGATGCTCGACTTGAGCGACCCGGAGCGTACAGCGAGCATTTGGCCGCTAAGCTCATCGTCCTGGATGTGGCGTTGAAGCTCGATACCGAGTTGGGTGATCGCCTGGGCGATCCCCGAAGCGATCGTATCTGAAGCGCCGCGGAGCCAGTCCAGAACTAGGTCGTCGCCGACAAGACGGGCGGTAATCACGGCGCACCGGCGCCGGTTACCGCCGGTACAGGTTGGACCGCGGCGATCGGCGCGACCAGACGATATTGTTGCAGCAGCGTTTTGATTGCGTCGCTCATGTCCTTTTGCGCGTATGCGACGGTCTCCGCGCCGCCCAACGATCTCGAGACTTCGCCGATGCGAGTACGCTCGCGATAGCGAAGCGCGACGAGTTCGATGCATGCCTGAGCAAGATCGGGCGGAGTAGTCGAATACCCGGCCGTGTATGCGATAGCCACATTTTGGGCACCGCAGTTGAACCTATAGCCTCGAACCGAAAGCTGCGTCGGACTGAACGTATAGCCGGCCGCCATACTCGACGGCGCGGCAGGAACAGGTTGATCGTCAATCATCAACGACTGGACGGCGCTCACCGGAAAGCAGGCGAACTGCAGCCTATGGCCCCCAGTGCCGTCACGGGTTTCGAAATAATTTGCCAGAGAGATCTGGCGGTTGAGCCAGGTCTGGATGTATTGACTTGCCGCCGTGATGAGCCCGGTAAGCAGCGCGTCGTCGGTTGCCGGGAACGCGGCCTGCCCGGTCTGCAGCCACGCCTTGACGTCGGCGAGCGTCGTCAAATCTCCGAAAGCCACCGGATCAGCCCTCTATTAAACAGTGGCACCGCGGCGATTCTTGCGGCTGACGGCCGCTGTCGCCTCGTTTGCAACAGGGACGAAGCCATGCGCCGACAGCTCGGAAGTGGCCTCCGCCGGCACCAGCACGTCCCCGTTCGCGTCGCGCAGATAACAACGGCCAGCGTAGGAACAGCCCGCCGCATCGTCGTGGTGCAGCTTGAGCGCGCCGGCCGAAATTGTGTCGACGCTGGTCTCTGCCAAAACGAACCCACCGACCGTGACCAGGGGACCCACAGCCTCCAGAGGCACTCGGACCAAACCTTCATTATCGACCGCATACCGGTCCGTGCCGTGGTTGGCTTCATCCTGACCAAACGTGGCGCGGAGCAGCACCACGTCTTGTCCGGCGGGAACCCCCGGGCTGTACCCGAGGGCTACGGTTGCGAGTGGTCCTTGCGGAGGTGCTGCGACTTGGACCGCCACCATTAACCGTTTCCGATATTGGTGATCACGCCCATTGCGAAGGGCGCGTAGACCGCCAGCACCTCTTCGGCATAGACACCGACCTGTCGCTGCCGGGTCACGAGCGGCCAATCAATCTGGTAATAGTCTTGCCGCGTCTTGACCTCGGCGACGTTCGGAACCTCGTTCGACTGATACTGGATCGGAAGGTTCTCGGCCCAGCCGATGATCGTGCCGGGCGGCACGCGCGGGTGGATCCTGATCGGGATGCGCAGCCCGCCTTGGATCGCGAACGGGTTGTAGTAGTAGGTGACCACGCCGGATGCGGTGATCTGGTATTCCTCACCGCTCTCACCATTGACATCATACCGCACCAGCGGCCCGGACGCGTTGGATAGCACCTTGTTGGTGATGTTCCGGAGCTCTTGCGCGTTGACATAGAGCACAGTGGGCGACAGCTCGAAGTTCTGCCACATGGTCTGGAACATCGTGTCGATCTCGATGACCGAACCGCGGCCCGATGCTGTCAACGGCGTCCCGGTCCCAGCCGTGCCGGTTGCCATGATGTTGACATAAGCGTTGGAGCCCGGCTTCAGCGCAGTCGTCAACAGGCCGTCGAACGCATAATTCGGATTGGCCGAGTTGTCGGCAGTAATCGCGGTTTGCGACTGATTTCCGGTGCTGATCGGCGCACTGATCGCCAAGCTGTTGACCATCGTGATCGCCTGCAATGTCTCGGTACCACTCGAAGTCGAGACATACCAAGCGTAGGCAACAGTACCGGTGACCGGGGTCACGGTGCAATAGAGGACCTGGCCGAGCGTCACTGCCTGGCTTGCCTCCGCACTGATGTTCGACGATCCTCCCGAGAGCGTGAAAGTCTTGCCGTCGGCTCCGGTGACGGTCTTCGTAGTCGCGACACCATTCGAAACGCTGGAGTTCTGATAACCCTCGAGCGTCAGCGCGACGACCTTGACATAATAGGTTGCAGCCGGGAGCGTAGCGCCTGTGCTTGATGCCGACAGTGTCGGAGTTGCGGGCGTCCCGAGCTGCAGCGAGGCATTGCCGGCAAGGATCGCCATCTCCTCCTTGAGCATCATCTTCTGCAGAAGGCGGAACGCCATCATCGCTTGCACGTCCTCGAATGTGCGCCCGGCGGAGATGGCTTCAAACGTCGCTGCATCTTCCTCGCCGATCGTTATAAACGTCGACGTTTTGTTCGAGGTCGAATACGACATCTGGCCCGAGCGTTGGCCTTCGGGCACCCAACCCATCGCGTCGAAGCCGGAACCGATTATGGCGTTGACCTGACGCCAGTTCGTCGCGGAGCCGACGCCGCCGCCGACACGCGGAATGATGTTTCTGAGCGGAGTGACAAACGGATAGAGGTTTTTGGCTGGCGCCTGAAGATCGTAGGCCAGCAAGCCGGTCGCGATCGAGATCGATTTGGCGATCCGATCGTCCGGCTGGGCCAGAGCCCCTTTCATGAGCTCGAGCGATTCTTGCGTGATTGGATTCATAAATCTTCCTCCCGAAAAAGGGGGGCAATAAAAAACCCGGCAAGCGGCCGGGCTTGGCGACGGCCTTTCGGCCGGATAAGTGAATGTCGCGCGTGCGACGAGTCGGCCAGCAGAGGCCGTCAATGTGACCGTGTTAACTCACGCGGTTGTTCATGATCCCTCTGCAACGGAGCGGAGAACTCGGATCGGATTCGCGTAGCTGGCCTTTATCAGCGTTAACGTTTGCTCCTCCTTGCTCATTTTCGATAGGGCAGCGGCGACGGCTTCCGGCGAGATTTCTGGGGCGCCGCGATCGACGATGCCGCCGTGGTCTTGCTGCTTCGAAAGCGAGGCCATGTTCTTGGCCATTGTCAGCGGAGGCATCGGGGTGCGCGCGATTTCGTCGACTCGCTTCGTCAGCTGCTCGATCATCGGTACGATTTCGGCAAGCACCTTGACCAGCGCCGCTTTCTCGACGCGTTCACCGGCGAGTAGCTTGGCGACGTCTTCTGAGCAGGCAACTTTGCCAAGCCCGAGTTCGGTAACCGGCAAATCGCTTTCGGTCGGCGCGCCGGAAGCGGTGACTCCTGCTGAGTCGCACGTGGCGCCGGCTGCGACCAGATGCTGATGCGCCGCTTCGAGATCCTGCATTGTCTCGTTGGAGTGCCGCCGATTTTCACCGCCGCTCCGCAAAGCGCCCCGTCGGTCAGCTCTCTGAGGCATCCATGAGCCATATCCATCAGGTGCTGGTGCGCTTGCCCGCGTTTGCCGAACGACGCAGCAATGACGTCGAGCACCTTCGCAGTATCACTGCTGATGACACCGGTCGGCAGGCATTCGGAGCCCGGCACGAAACCGTTGTTGTCTTCTGCAGCGTCGGCCGCCCAGTCGGGGATCATCAAGGCGCCGGCCTTCTGCAGGTGGTCGCGGGCCTTGCCCATGTTGTCCATCTCGTCGGGCGACAGACCAGCCGTTTTCAGGCATTTGTCGCACGCACGATAGGCGATATCCATCCACACCTGGTCCGCTCGTGACGGCTTGGCCTTGGTAAGCAGAGCCGTGGCAAGCTTTCGCAAGTCGGGATCGCCTTTCTCGAGGAGAGCCGCCGTGCGTAGGATGCCCGACGTGCCGGCAGTCATGGCCAGCATTCCGGGCATTGCCGACGCAAGTGGCAGGCCATTGCTTTCGGCAGCGCCCAAGAGCTTGTCCGTTTCTGCGGTCACCAAATCGGTTAAAAAAGTGCAAAGTTCAGCGATGATCTCTTGCAGCATGGCCGGCTGCGGCGAGCCGTCATTCTCCATGACCGCTTCGAGATCAAGGGCGTTCTTGAGCCAATCGAGATCCATGATTACTCGAACGACATGGCAGACATCCCAGAGCTCCGTTCCTAATGCGGTCCGGGACGCCTTCTCACCGTCCTCGGCAGAAGGCGGACCGTCCTTGTCGATCTCTGCTTTCCACGCGGCGATGATGGCAGCTCTGATCCGTCTGAGCTGATCATCGGTGTATCTGCTCGCGTTGCCAGGTTTGTTGATATAGCTCCAGGCGGCGCGAATGTGACGACCGGTATCTATCGGATAGCGCTTCTTCCCGTCCGGCTGATAGCCGGGATCAGCGTATCCGACATCGCGTTCGTGCCGTTCAACGGGGCTCTTGCGGTTGGTAGACGCCGAAATCGCTCTTGGAGCTGCGGGCTCTGTCTCCGCTGCTCTGGTGGGAGGAATCTGTAGATCCGCTTCAGTTTTGTGCTTTTCGAGACATCTTACTGCTTGGTTCTTGGTCAGATGGCGATGGTCGGGAACTTCGCAGGCCCAGATCTGAATTGGTGAGTTGAACGGGTATTGCGTTGCTGCAGCATGCGCCGAAATCAAACGTTCATCGTCTTCAAGAACAGTGTCCGACACGGACACGGCCTTCCAGCAGTCATAAATCGCTTCGGGATTAGCCGGGCGATCGACCAAAGAGATTTCGTTAAGCACGAGGCCTGTGATGATCTTCGGGTTTATAGCGTCACGCTCGGTCACGCGACCGCCTATGGAAAAGCCCCTGTAGACCTGATTTTTCACTTTGGCCACGGCGACCGGGTCGACCACATGAGCGACGATCCGTGTCGTGCCGTCCTCGCAGACCTCAGCTTCGAGAGTGGTACCGGCGGCGGAGAGTTGATGCATTTCTCGCAGAGCAGGGAAACGCATGTAGTCCGGCATTGCTGCGCGCATGGCGGCGGCCCGGACGATTTCCCCCTGTTCGTCCACGGCCTCCGATGAGGCGATGCCATGCACCCGCACGGTCCCGTCACTTTGCGCTTCGACCTTTTCGATTGCACCATAAAGCCGCATGATTTGAATCCAATCAGATGTCGGAACCTGTTCCGCGTTCTTTACCCTCGGCGTAGCGCCGAGGTGCTCAGTATCCCGCAGGTTGGCACAGAACTGTTGCATTGAGTGTCAGCACGCGGCCGTCGCTGAGATTGGCCGTGGCCTCGAGGATATAGGTGCCATCAGCGGCCGACATCGGCATCCCGCCGACCGAGGCGACCGAAAACGCTCCGGTGCGAATTTGCAGCGAGCCGTCCAGCGGCGAGCGCACTTGGATGGCGGTTTGTGCCGAGACCGAAAGCACTCGCGATTGTGGCGCCGGATCGACGGCCGTTTGATATGGAGCTAGCGTGCAAGTCCAGGTCGTCGACACAATCGTTGCAGCACCGGCGTCTGCGGTAAAGTCGAACGTAAAATTGTCTATTTCACCAACTTCGATTGGGTCGAACGGTGTTGCTATACGCATCGCGCAACTCACTGACCTCTAAGGGGGCGTGTGCTGTTAGGACCGGCTAGGATGCGGATCCTGCCGGGCGAGCGCCGCCGCCGCCCGGAAGAGACGAGCAGCAAACCTGGCGGGTCCGCCCATTCCAGCCCCAGTGCGCCCGCATCCACAGCCGCGGCAGACTGGTATTCGGCGCAAGGCTGCACGTCGACTGCATGCGTCGCACTCCACTCGCTGCAGCAGCCGACCTCCGGTAGGGTGCGGCCGGCCAGTTCTATGGGTGCGGTCGCATCAGTGGACGACCCTGTGGTCGCTTCGAGCTGCGCCAGTGCATCGACGTTGACTGCGACGGCCCCCGCCCACTCGGCTGGAAGCCCCGCATCCCGAGCGGTCAAGCAAGCGAAATCAATCGAACTGGCATCGGCGCGCCTAATGCCGCCGCCCGCTTCAGTCGGCGGTGGGCTATCGCCTCGAACAGTGAGGCCGAACTCGGTTGAAGGGAGCTGATCCGCGCTCGCGGTCTGCTGGATCTCCGACGCAGTCCACGACTCCGCCGTTACTGTCGCCGACCCTGCCGGCAGATAGGTGATAACAATAACTCCGCCGCCGCCGGTGCCGCCGCTGCCGAAAGACGCGCCGGCGTAGCCGCCACCGCCACCGCCGCCGCCGTAGTTACCGCCAGCACCGCCATTGCCTCCGGTACCGTTATCGCCACCACCACCTCCTCCTCCACCGCCGCCAGAGCCGTGGCCGGCGTCCCACTCGATCCCGTTGCCGCCATTCCCGCCGGCGCTGTGCTGTACTCCATCGAAATCTCTGGCACCGCCGCCGCCGCCTGATCCATGCGAGCCATAGCCGCCAGCAGATGGTCCGCTGGCGGCTGTGGCCCCGGTCCCGCCGGCTGTCCCGTCCTCGGCGGTTCCGCCGTTTCCACCGTCGCCGATGCCCGCGGCATCGCCGGCGGTTCCAGCCGTCGAGGCTGCGCCGCCATTGCCACCGCCGCCACCGCCGCCGAGCGTATCAGTCGCGCTCCCGACTCCAGCAGACCCGGCGCCGTCCGGCCCGGCGGCACCACCGCCGCCAGCCCCGCCGAGCGGATTGGTGTTATCCGCGCCGCCGCTGCCGCCGCTGTATGTGACCGTCCCGACCCCGCCCGCCGCCGCGCCGCCGGCGCCGCCTGTCGCTCCGCCAGTGCCGACTTGGATCGTGACGGTGTTGCCGATGGTAAGCGCTAAATTCGTGATATTGGAGTACCCGCCCCCGCCACCGCCGGACCCCGCATAAGAGGAGTTCGCCGTCTGTCCGCCACCCCCGCCACCGACGGCCTCAACCGTATTGTCAGCCGAGTTCCAATCAACCGGCACCGTCCACGATGTGCCGGACAGGATAAAGACCTGGGTCACGTCGGGGCGATCCTCGATTCTCGCAGAAGCGCGCCGCCAGCATGCGGGTCGCCAGGGTTGGCCTGCTCATTCGCGACGAGCCAGCCCTGCGGGTACGCGTCGAGCGCTGGATCGGCATTGCAGACGGCGATGACGATCTCGCTTTCGTCAACTACGCAGCACCGCCCGCTGGGCGGTGCTACACCCGTCGCTGCAGCAATTGCGGCGCGGCAGGACGCCTCATCATGCGGCCGATCGAGCGGCATCCGAAGCACGCTCTCGCCGGCTGGGACGGTTAGGCGCTCGAGTTGCGCATCGTCATCGGGGATGACCATGCGGCGGAGGATTTTGCTCTCCGTCGCATAAAACACGGCGAGCTGGGTGGCAACAGTCATGGCGCAGTTGGACCTCGACCGCGGCGAACCATCAAGTCGTCGTGCCTTGCGTCCTGATATCGGCAGAGCCCTTGTAGGCGCCCGTACCGGCCGGCAATGTCAGGCGCAGCCACAAACCCTGGGCGCCGGCGGCATTGGGCGATGCGCCTGGCGGCAGATTGCCTCCGCCGGGCAGAGCGACAAAGGCTGGTTGTGAGACGAACGAGCCCACTCCCGAAGCGGGCACGGTCTGTCGGTTGACCGCGGTCCCAGCGTCGTTCAAAGTGGTCGTCAATGCCAGGTCCAAAAGCGCGCCCGACGGCAGGCTCGGTGTCTCGCTCGCAATTTCGATCTGCGCACCGGTCAGCGCCGTGGCGGTATTGTTGTTGACGACGAAAATCTTTTCATAATAGATGCGCTGCGAACCGGTCGGCGCGTCAGCCGCAGTCGTCGAGAACAGCCGAATTACTGCCGTCACCGGGTTCGGCGAGATCTCAAACAGCATTCCCTGAAGGATCTTGTAGGTGGTCGTGTTGTCTGGGACTGTGCCCCAGTCGCGGCTGACCGCGACCACATCGGTGCCGTAGCCGGCTGTCGCGATAATCTGGCGCAGCTGGTTTGCGCCGGAGCCGCTCTTGGTCCAGATGATCTGCCCGGGAGCGACGCCGGCGCCGTCACCCGACTGCAGTTTGAACAGCGCCGGCGTCGTGCCGCTGTGATTGGCGGATCCGCTCTGAGCGGTGTGTACCGTAGCGTCGGTGGTCACCGACCCGGACGGCAATACGCCGCTGTGCGCGGCCAATGCCACATCACCGACCGCAAGGGTCCCTCCCGGATTGGCAACGGGGCCGTTCACCGTCGCACCCGACAGCGCGGCGTAAAGCAGTCGCTCCAGGGCTTGTGAGCCGGTGATCCAAGTCTGACCACCCAAGGTCAAGGTCTGGCTCTGTATCACCCCCGTCGGGTCGCGGCCGTAATAGGTAATTTTGGTCGCCGTGTCACTAGCCGAGCTCGATATGACATCCACGGTTCCGGCCGGCGCAATGTCGTAAAATGCCACCCGGCGAGTGAAATCGATCGCGCCGCCGGTCACTGCGCCATCCACCTCGGGCATATCGGCCGAGCCATAGACGACGATGTCGGTGCCGTCCGGGATGTGGTTGGAATTGATGATGGCGTAGTCTCCGGGTGATGAAACCCAAATCGATGCCGGCGTTGGTGCGCCGGTGGAGACTACGCCATGACCAACATTAGCACGACGTCAGCG